AGTCAATAAACCTTCTGGTATAATGCTGGGCTATGTCTCTTTCTTGTTCTGCTAAATAATCCACTTCGTCTTTAGTTACTGTTTCACTACTTTCGCTTGTATGTTTGTAAATACCACCATTAGATACAGTATAAGCCAAAAATGGTAGCATTTCCACTTGTGACCAATGTATAGTCATAGGTTTAATGTATGTTTCTAGTAAGGTCTTATATGTAGGGTTTGCATCTAATGCATCTGTAGTTATTAATGTCTCTATTTTTTCATATAACTGCGTTCCTAAATAGTTCTGTATGTGAATTTCTTGAGCAACCTCAATCCATTGAATAAATTTATCAGTATCTAGGTTTCCGCTAAATACACTATATCTTTTAAGGTCTTTGGGTGTTATAAATAACGCTTTAGCCATTAGTTAAATCTTTTGTTAGTTGGTAAAAATCCTCTGTTTGGCATATCCATTGGCTTCATAGCTACCTCTTTAGGGTTTCGTACTCTTAATCCATCTCTCTCAGCTTGGTTAGTAGAAACTTGTGGTGCATTAGGATTGTTTACATCTACTTTTACAGTGCTTGCAAATGTTTGCCTTAACCATTTATGATGGCAGTCCCCACCGCCTTTATAAAGCCATATAGAATAAGTGTCAGCACCCCTAGCACCCCATCCAGCATTTACCACTTGGTTTTCCATAGCTATTAAATCCTCTTTTCTGTATAGCTTGTCAGCTGCTACCATATTTTTACAAAAAGGTCTACTATCGTCGCTTGTCGTTAAAGGTGTGTATCTGTAACGAACCTTGTATTTTAAATTACCTATTTCTTTGTCTTGTTCACTTTTACTGTTAGGTCTAGCCGTTCCGGTACTGACAAAATTCCATACTTTAGATAATACAGATTGTTTAGGGTTGTTTAAAGCCTCTATTTCTGCGTCTAATTTATCTTCTGTATCATAATCCACCTCTTGTGAGTCTATTAATTCCCACTCATCTTCTAAATCTTCTCCTAAATCTATTAAAGGATTGCTTTGTGCAGACATTTTTATACCAGTTTCTTCTTCTTTAGTCTCTGCATCCATACCAGTAGTATCCGTAAATTCTAAAGGTTGTATAGTAATGAAGTAAAGTTTTAGACTAATATCATTAACCGCTAGTATTTCTTCTAAACCATCAGTAAACTCTTCTTGATATGACTTAATAGTAAGGTTATCAAACAATAAAGTAGCTGTTTTTATCTCATCAGCGTTGTTTCCTAAGCCACTATTACCATCTCTTACCCCTAATAACATAGGAGAAGTAACTCTATGTCCTACAATTAGCTTCTTAAATGCTTCATCTGAAAGGTATTGGTAGTGTGCTGGTGCATCATTTAGTGGGATATCGTCTACCGTTGTTTTGCTTTCTGCATTATTATTAAATGCTACTATTACTTTTTCTCCTCTAGCACCAGTTAATTTACTTAAAACACTGTTTTTTACCTCCTCTTGCTTTTCTTTATCTGGAATACCATTGTTAAAGTTTACTACCTTAGTACCGCTAAAGCCATTTAAGGTATCATTTATTAAATAGTCAGCTATTTCTTCTTCTAATAAAGCATAAGGCAAAGCACCTTGATAGTCTACTGGAGGGTAATAATAAGAACCAGTTACATAAGGCTTAATTATGTATATTTCATTATCTTTTTTTTCATTATATCCAAATGCTGGTATTCTTTTAGGCTCATCACTTTGTTTGTATTTAGACCAATCTGGATGGTAATACCAAGCCTCTACCTCCCCATCTTCATTGCATTTTTCAGCCCTTAAAGTCTGCATAGGAAAATGAGTGACTTTTTTAACTTTTCCTTTATCATAGGTAACTTGCAAAGCAGCCATACCTAATAGCTTTCTGTCCATTACAGCAGCTTTTAAGCACTCCTTAGAAACTATAGACCTAAGCTGTGCGTATTGTTCTGGTTTTCTATTAGAATCTGTAGCATCAACCCCCTTACCGTATATCATTTTAGACATACCGTTGATTATTGCGTTGTTAGTAGTAGAACCTACATAACGCTTAATTAAATAATCAAAGTAATTATTATCTGTGCCGTAATTAACCCACTCTTTATTCTTAACCTCTACAATACTAGGTGCGGTGTATTTACTTAGATTTAATATGTGTATATTTTCCATTTATAAAATGATGTATTCATTAGAAGTAACATTACTTATAAACTCATCCTTATTAATAGAATAGTTTAAAGCTGTTTGCGTTGTGCAAAAGATTTTATCCTTATAGACTATATCGGTTCCGTTTAAAACGCTTAAATTATAGAATCTACCTTCTTTTAAATCAAATATTAAAGAGGCTGTTAAATAGTATTTATCAATAGTAAAAGTTCCACTTATTTCTACCTCTGTATTAGTAGCTTCATCTGTTATTATAACCTTTGTAGCAGCGTATTCTCTTGGAATAAACTTTAGTGTCTGGTTAGTGCTAATAGGTTTTAAAACAATCATATTTTACCTTTTTATAAAAACAAAAAAAGGGCTAAGTTGTTAAACTTGCCCCTCTTTAAAAAAGTAAATAAAGTAATTAAGTACCTACAACAACAACCGTATTAGTAGTGTCGTTTATAATAGCACTAGAAACAAAAGTAGCTAGGTTTTTCTCTTGACCAGTAAATGTAAGATTATAACCATTTAAGTCTCCCATACCAGCACCACTAGCACTAGAAACAGCCACCTCACAGCCGTTTTCAAAACCAGCAATTCTATAGTTACCATTATAGTCCTCTACAAATATAATAGGTCTGCCATAAGAGATAAGTCTTAGTTCTTTCTGCGTAACAGCATCTTGTTTTTTAAGTACTATTGTACCAGTTTGAGTCCAAAAAGAAGTTCCATTTTCTCTGGAATTTTCGTTAGCCTCATCAAAGGAGTTAGTTCCTTTTAAGTCGTATTTGTATAAAGTAAGGGCAGTTCCAAAAGCAGTAACAATTCCATCCGTATCTAAAGTTGCACCGCTTAAAGCAGTTGCTGCATAGTTTACGAAGTAAATACTTTTTAAACCTCCTACAGAATCTTTGCAAGGTTCTAGCCTCCCAAGAGTAGCATCACAAGCCATATTTTTATCTGTTTAAAAGTTAGTAAAAAAGGGGGCTATTAAACCCCCTAGTTAAATTTATATTGCTGGTGTGTATAAAACAATATCAGAACCAATACCGTACTGAACGCCCGCACTAAAACGCATTACGATTCTTACATTTTTAGAACCATCAGTTTCAGACATATCAATCAATCTCACGTCATTATGGTCAGCAAGTAAGCCAGTTCCGAAAAACAAGTTAGACTTCTCAGCTGCTACCATATAGTTGCTAGTTAAACCGTTTGCTACAAAGATTTTAACACCATCAAAAGAAAGTGAACCGTTGTTGTACCATTGAGTACCCTCTGCGTTTGTTCCATTTGCACCTAAACCACTAGCAGCAAAACCACCTAATGCTCTTACATAGGCTCTAGCTACGTTTTGAGAAACATAGATATATAAATCTTCCTTACCGTATAAAGTATCTGGGATATCGTCTACCACTTTTCCTAGTTCTGCAATTACGTTTGCAGCGGTTACCGTTGTACCTACTACATCAACAACAGTAGCGTCTGCGGTCATTAAGGTAACTAATCCATCAAATTCTCCAGCTGTTGCATTTGTGCCAGACCAAATATTCTTTTCAGTCTTTTCAGCAGTCTTAGCAGCCACGTGTCCTAAGATGTAGTCAGCAAATGTAGCTGGCAAAGAATCAAAAGAACTGTACCCCATAGATACTGCATCCCAGTCACTTTCAAAATCAGACTTACAAACTTGTAAATTTACTTGAAACTGCTCTGGTTGTAAAATACGCTCTACAGTTGTAATTGTAGAAGTCGGGTCAAAATCACAAGAAGCATTTTTTAGAAGTCCATCAGTAGATAACTTTCTAATAACTTGCTTAAATTTAATGTTTGGTTTTACTTCAATACCACCGTTCTGGATAGTAGAACCAGAAAGTAAAGCTGCAGAGATGTACCCAGCAGCCGCCTCGCCAGCGTATGAAGTTGTAATGCTTGTAGTTGTTGCCATTTTTTATTTATTTTTACTTGTTAAATAATTTACTAAATACGATGTCAGTCGTAGATTTTGATTTGTTTTTAGAATACACTTGTAAAGGCTTCTTATTTACAACCCCTTCTGGATTGTGCTTAATAGGCTCTGCAGATAATTCTACTTCTTTTACTTCTTCTACAATAGGCTCAGCAGATAAATCTGTCCTTAGTTGGGTAATTTCGCTTCTTAGCTTTTCAATTTCAGCAAAAAACATTTCCTTACTAATAGACTCTACTACCTTTTTAGGTGTAGCTGTTTCAGCTTCAGCCTCTACTTCTACCTCTGGGGCTTCTTCTGTAGGTTCTTTGATTTCAGCTATAACACCTTCATCTACTACTGCTAACATTTTACCACTTTCAAGCATATAATCCCCAGCTGGTAATGGTATTCTGTCCTCTTCATTTACGACAAAAATTTCCATTCCAACCTCAAAAGATTCTGCTTCTAAAATAGTGCCATTGTCAAGAGCCATCTGCTCTAGCTTTACTTCTAAGCCAAGCAAGGTTTTAATCTTGTTAATTTGTTTGGTTGCACTCATAAGATTTATTTATATTAAAACAATTATTAAATTCCTTTGTTATGTTTTTGTAAAAAAACAAGAAATATTTTCTAACCTCTGCTATTGATTATGGTTCTAGGTGTATTGGTGTTTGTAACAGAACTAACTTGACCATCTTGTAAAGCACCTATGCCTTGATTTAATAATTCGCCTTCACAGCACTTAGCACTATATGTGTTATCATCACATAAGCACCCTCTTTTTCCCCCTTTGGGGCTGTTGTTTTTATTACCCATAATTTTTTTAATTAGATTAAGCATTTAAAATTTCTATTATATTTTTTACAAGTTTGTCATCTGCAGAAAGTTTTTCTTTTGGCATTGCTACTTTGTCAGCAAAATATCCTTCTATTGAAAAGCCTTTAACCTTTCCAGTTTTAACATAATCGTTCCAAATCTCGTCATTATCTACCTTCATAGATACCATCCAAGTTCCTAGTGGCATATTTAAACCGTACTTTCTTGATTTGTCGTGTACTTCATCTTCTACTAGCCAAGACTCCACTACAGTCATTCCTTTAATGTCCTTTTGATGTTCAAGTGTAGCGTTACCTTGTTTACCTCCTTTTAAGTATAATTGCGATGCTTGTACTACTGTTTCTTTTGAAAAGAAAATGTAAAATTCTTCTTTATCGTTTTTTCTGTAAATAGGTTTGTTAGGTATTAAAGCCGCTCCCATTAAAATACGCTTCTCTTTATCTACCTCTGCTAACTTAACTTCTTCTGCTTTTAAGAATATAAAGTTTTCTTCTATGGCTGGGTTTTCAACTACAGAAATAGCTTCTATTCCATTAAGTTCTTCGTTTTCGTCTAGTATTAATTCTATAATATTCATTTTATAGTTTTTATAAAAACAATTAATTATACTTTTTGTTTAAATTGAAGCACTTGCTATAATGTTTCTTTCCATTGCTTGTGCTGTGGTAACGTCTGCCGATACTACATAAGCCTTTAATGGCTTCTTCTCTTGTGAGCCTATAGACTCTGCTAATTGATTTGTACCGCTTTGACCTACTATATTAAAAGATGGTGCTGTAGCTGCTGGTGTGCTTGGCGCTTGAATACTAGCAACCCTTCCACTACCACCTAAGCCACTTGCAACACTTTTAGCGGAACTTATAGCAGATTTTACACTTCCTATTATTCCTATTGCTTGTGCTGCATATCCTATCAATAAAGGTATGTTTTGAGGGAAACCAACCTTAGCCGTTTGAGCAACACCTTCTGCAGTAGCTACAGAAGTTCTAGCCGAAGCCAGCGAACTAAAAACAATAGTCTTTTTAGCCTCTGCTATTGTTTCTTGAATATTCATAATTTGTTTAGCTAAAAAAGCAGCTTTACCAAGTGCCGTTTCTTGACCAACTAATCCTATAATAGCATTTAATGCATTTTCTTTGTCTTGTACTTTTTTAAGTTCTAAGGCTGCTAGTTCATTTGCTAATATAGTTGCAGCATCTAATTCTTCTTTAGCTACTTTTATTTTTAACTCTTTTTCTGCTGCTATTTTAGATGTCCTAGTTTCTTCTTTTACTTTTTCTATTTCTGCTGCTTCTGCTTCTAAGGCTTTTTGTTCTGCTAATGCTTCCCTTCTCGCTCCAGTTACTTCTGCTGTAATGCTTTTTTGTTTAGTAAGTCTAGCAGTTTCTAAGTCTATTAAGGTTGCTCTTAATTGTGCTTCTTCTAGTAAATCTTCTTTAGTAGAATTAGCTAAGGCGTTTTCAGCTATTTTGGCTTGTAGTCTTAGTTTAGAATTTGCTATTTCTTTTAATGTTATTCCCTCTTCTATCTTACCAGCTTCTATAAGTGCTTTTATTCTTTCTTCTACACCAACCGCTAATTTATCAGCAGCCTTTTCTCTAAGTTCTGCTATCCTTCTATTTGCCTCTGCTCTTTGTATTAATAAGTCTCTTTCTCCTTTATCTGCTTTGGCTCTTTTGTCTGCAATACTAGCAGCTATATTTGCCTCTCTAATGTTTTCATCTATAAAACCTTTTACGGCTTGTGTAGCAGCAATAATTTTACCAGTAACATCTTCAACACCTAAAGCAACTTTACCTACAGCGTTTACAGCTACCTTACCAGCCTCAGAAAATTGACCTCTAAAAAGTAAATTAATAGCCTTACCTAATTGTGGTATCAATTCTATTAGACCCTCAAATCTGTTTACTATGTTTTCTTTGATTAAGTTTCCAAAGTCTTTTAAGGCTTGTTTAGGGTTTTCAAATACTGAAATTAGTTTCATTCCTAAATCAGAAAGCAATGTAATAAGGTTGCCAGTAATAGCACCTATAACGCCCATTATTTTAGTAAACTTATTTTGCCCCTCCTCACTAGACGTAAAGGCTGCTTTTAAAGAAGCTACAGCTAAAACCAACAAACCTATACCAGTACCTATAACAGCTAATCTAACAAGCCCTAACTGTCTAACGGTACCTACTAATGTAGATTTTAAAGCTGTGAATTTACTTATTGCACCGCCAGTTAATTTATCTGTAGTGCCACCAAATGAAACCATTTCTCCAGAGGCTTCTTTTGTTTCTTCTTTTACACCTTTAACACCAGATTGTAGCTTTTGAAGTTCCGCCCTACCAGCTTCGGTTTTTACATCAATTATTATAACTTCCTTTTGCATATCTTAGTCTTTTAATTTGTTTGATTCCTTCTTTTAAATTTTCAGATAATTTGTATTTACCTTTAGCAATTTCTATAGTTTCACTTACACCATAAAAGTCATCTAGGTTTAAAAGTTTAATTACTATCATTTCTATAAAATTTTATATTCGCATTATTAT